TATCATATTGCTTTTAAACACATATCCAACATAGCGGATATGCCTATCACGGATATTCATTTTCAGCACCTTCAGAATGTGATTAATTCCATGCACGTAAAAGGACTTTCCTACTCATCATGTAAGAAAGTCCGCACGTTACTTAATCAATTATTTAATTACGCAATCATCAAGGATTACCCTATCACTAATTACGTCATACACTTAACCTTAGGCCCTAATATACCAACGATTAGGAGAAGAGTATTCACTCGCCAACAAATTAACAAACTATGGGAAGTAGATACTTCTTACTCTCATATGATTTTAATACTGCTATACACCGGTCTCCGCATAGGTGAGCTTCTTAATTTACGTAAGCAAGACATCCATAGGCGATCGTCATACCTCATCGTAAGACACGCTAAAACGAAAGCTGGTGAAGGCCGTATCATTCCTATACATCACCGCATCATGCCACTAATAGAGCAAGTATACACCAGCACCGAAGCATATCTATTTACCATCAGTTACACAACATTCCATAAGAATTTCAAGGATATTATGAAACAGTTAAATTGTAAGCATACTATCCACGATACTCGTCATACATTTGCAAGTTTACTTGATTCGGTAGCACCGCCCAACACATTACGTTCTTTACTAGGCCACAAACAAGGCGATATTACCACCAGGGTATACACACATAAGACTATTCGTGAGCTACGAAAAGCCATAGAATTATTAAAATAACTCCCCAGTGGGGATTAACTTGGTTTGATTCCAATAAATACTATAAAGATATTTCGCTGCCGATTAGCAGCACTGTACTAATTGCCTTAGCCACCGATGACTCTGTTAGTGTTGCTACTTCTGGCGCAGAATGTTTTATTAATTGGAACAGTGGGTTTTCTCAAGCTAATAGAAACACCATCCGATTCTTAACCACCAGAGCGGACACAGGTAGTTTTGTTTGGATGGCCGTAGGGAAGGCTTAATATCCAAAGGTGTTGGTGATCAGATTATGTTCATTATCCTAGGGAATTAGATTATTCCTAGTGCGAACCAGTAATAAGAAGCAGCATATCTATCACTTGCCGAAAATACGGCCTTAGTTGCGTTGCTCTCTGACACGGAGTTAGCGAAATACCTAGGCGTGTCAGAGCCTGACCAGTACGCATCTATAGCGTTCGCCATGAATAAACTTGTAAATTTGATAGGAAATCGTACCTCTGTCTTAGTTACGTTATCTTGACCACCCACTCCCCACTGGATAGTGAAACCATTGGCGAATTTTACGAAGCCAGCATTAGCATCGAGTTTAGATGCCACGATAGCACCTTGCCCTAATAGACTTTTGAGTGTGCTTAGATTAAGCACTTTATTTGTATCACTATCGTTATAGTTAGCAGTAATAAAATCAATCACCTTCGATGTGTTATCCCCTTTTATTAGTGATAACCCTGTATTGGTTTTATTTGCATCTTTAACATAAGCACCAGAACTAATAGCAACATATCTATCTAGTTCGCCTTTAGTAACAAATGTACTATCAGACATATTAACAGTAATATTTTTAGCATTACCAATTACTGTTCTAATTTTATATATTTCGCTATCAATTGGTGTTGTCTTATCTGGTACATACCCTACATTGTTTCCACCATTTGTATAGCTATATAGCATTTCTGCTTTTCCGTCTACTTTTGCATATAGTCCAACTTCACGAGGGAAGAAGCCTACATTTAAAGTGTTATTGGACAATGTAGCAGTAATCAAATATTGGCCGTTACCCTCATTGATACCGCTTGTTACAGGCAATTCCATCTTAGGTGAAATCACCCCTGTCATTTCGTTGAAGTTTCTACCTGTGGCATCTCCATCGCCTACTACAACACGTGTAAAAATTAAATTCTTTCGTGTTGCCACACTTTCCGCAATCATTGCCAAACCATTTTTAGTAACCACATTTTGTGGATATTGACTAGGCATTATATTACCCCCTTAACAATTAATATAATTAACTACATTAGCTTTAGTAATGTACACACCAGCCACTATAGATGCATCATCTAATGTAGAGTTAAACCCTACCATCGGATTGATAGTAGTTGTTTCAAACGTGGTAACAATACCGCCAGCGTATAATTCAGTATCAACGCTATGAACATCGTTAATACTAAGTCCAATATGTGATGGTTTAACTACAGTTAGGTTCTTCCTAATTTGCGGTATTGCATATACAAAACTTGAATTATTGAACTCTAGTTTTAACACACCATCTTCGAACAAAACATCTACATCATCAAGAACAAATGTTTTGACAATAGCTTTGATTTTATCTAAGGTACATTTTCCGTTATTGTTCCATAGCATTTGCACTATAGCCCTACGTTGTTCAACTGTACCATCACCATTGATGCCTAAATCCTTTTCGTATACCTTTAAACCACGTTCACCGACCGCATCAAAGAAGCCATTATCTAGTAATACATCTAGTAGTTCATCTATATCTTGCAATTGTAATCCAGCTGCTTGATATAATTCTCTAACCCATGGATCATTACGATACATCTTATTAATGGCTTTTAGTGCATACTCTTTAAAATCTTTATTAGTCATTTAAAGCCACGCTAACTGTATACCCAATACGGCAACTTGTTCATTAGTCAGATTGATTTTGCTAGTACTATTATTTACAGTAACGCTTTCATAATCAGTAACACCAGCACTATCAATGATAATGTTGCTTATTTGTGCTACCGATACATAGTCTTGTTTAAAGGCTATCCTCTTTAAATAGGCAGTAACCGCTTCTGTAATATTAGATGTAATGCTTGATTTAGTGGTTGATGTGCTATGTTGTACACCTCTAACATCAATGTTAATAGGCACTTCTGTTGCACTAACTACAGTACAATGTGCCCCTATCGGTGCTTGTCCATCGCCTATGCCTTTACCATCAGGATCTATATAATCCTGTACACGCTTAACCAAATCAGTACTAGCAGCCTTCCTATCTGAATTTATGATAACTACCTTAACAGTATTATTGCCATTCCATAAGCCTATGACGTGAGCTTCACCAACACCCTCTACTTCTTTTGCCCATTGCTTATAGTGGTAATCGTTACCGCTTGTAGCTGGTTCTCTTAATTCCTCATAGTAGCGTTCACGTAAGTCATTGTCCTTTTCTTCATCTTCGCCACCTTTGGCCGCATCATCATTAATGACTGCGTTGATACCAGCAATAGTAATAGGCATTTGCGTTATTGTGCCTTTAGGAACATTCCCAACTGCACCAGCTTTAGTACATCTGATTTTGATGATAGAGTTATTTTCCACATCTTTGTTTTCTAGCGACTCATATTGAATACCGCTTTCGCTTTCAAATAAATCGCCCTCGTGGATAGTTCCATTACCATCAACAATACGCAAGTTACATACTGCTTTAGTGGCTAGTTTTCGTTGTGTTCCTTTACGTTGGAATACTACCCTTGTTAGTTCATCCCCTGTTAAGTTATCCACATTTTGTTTGCGTTCTATTTCTTCCGCCTTTTTCCACAGTTCAAGTAAAGCAAATGCTTCACCCCTCGTTATGTCATACGTTGGAAAGCCTTCGGTTTTCTGATACGCATCGTCAATGTTTTCAAGCATCGTATTATGGATGCTATCAACACTATAGTTCGAACTCATGTTCTATCTTCACCTCTTCCCCTGTATTAGTAACTACTGTGAAATAAAAAATACCAGCATTGAACTGCCAATCTTTGACAACTACAACACATGGTACTTTGTTCATGATACCCTCGGTTATTCTTCTTTTTATTTCAGATACTTTATATGCTCGTGGCAATCTGTACCCTAATAGTTTAGTTAGATCTAAACCAAAGCTATCACTATAGATTAAGTATTTCTTCATTTCAGTACGAATAAATAACTCAATCCATTGTTTAATTGCTTCAATCTGCGTATCTTCTACATTACGGCCATCTTCAAATACAAATCGATGTGTCTTATAGTCGAATTTAAAAGACCGCCCCACCTTATGTTGTGAGTTTGTAGCCGTTTTAGTAGATTGAATGGAATTAGTGAAGTTGTAATCTGTAGGAAACATCATACCCCCTCTTTCACAATATCAACGATAAAGAAATGTTGTTCATTTTCATCTGGAATAACAAGTACTTTATCGCCAGCTTTCCATAATTCATTAAGCACTATCTTACCCTCACCCTGTGCATCGTAATCAGATTTAGGACCAGCTGGGCATCCTTTGTGTGTCATTTGGCCACTATGTCTATAAGAGTATGTAGTGATATGGTGAATTAGTTGAAAGCATACATAACCATTAGATGCATCTATCATGAACTTACCATCTCTAATAGCTACCTTCCAAGGAGAAGTACTGATAACTTCACCTAAGCAAGCACCTATTCGTATAGGGTTGTTACGCTCTTTGAACATAGATGCCATTTTACTTTGCCATGCTTCCATATATCCCCCCTATGACATTCTAATTACTTTAGTAGGTGCTTCGTTCGTATGCCAAGCATTATTAGCATCAGAGTAGAACATAGCGTGTCCTTTACTTGTACTGTTGCCAAAACCACCGCCAGCACCATTAGAGATAATAACGTGTTGATTATCACCATATACAAGAATATCGCCCTTATTTGCGTAACCATTGAAAGTTTCTACTTTATAGCCAGCATTTTTAGCGTTATTGACTAATGTGTCTACATTCGCCGTTCCTATATCCGCCTGTTGCTTTAAGAATGGACTGTAATAAGAGCCAGCCTTAACCACCACATCTACACATCCATTATCACGATATACACTTTCATAGCCATTTAATGCGTTCATGCCAGCATCAATCTGTGTTGCATTAGCGGTACTATTTGTTGCATTTGGTGTAACAGTTGTAGTAGTGCTTCTTGCATATTTGCTTGTATCAAGTTCCTTAGTTACACGCTTTAGATCTAATGTCATAGTATGGTTAACTCCATAATTATGTTTGCAGTTTTCTACTATGAATTTATCGTGTATGTCTACTGTGTAATCATCAATTATAATAATGCGACCACTCCTTACTGTATCATCACCTAATAATGTTAGGTTTAGCTTTTCAGCTACCTTATTGGTATCTTGAATGGTCTTTTTAGCAATTTGAGCAGTCTGTGCTTGTTTCTTATCATCAACTTTAACAATCTTCTTGATTAAGCCGTACTTCTTAATGCTTTCATCATCTTGAATAGTTGACTTAACCGATTTGCTCTTTTCCTTTTGAGATATAGCCACGATGCTATTACGCATATCTTCCATGCTTAAATCTCTTGAGTAATTGTTGATAGGTTGAGTGATAACCTTACCTAGCACTAAATCCTTGTAGTCCTCAACGTGTATCTTGCCCTCTCGGTATTCTAAGCGGTACTTATATCCTGTTTCTTCTGTAGCTTGCTTGATAATATCCTTGATAACATCTGATACTGTTTCACCTTGATATATCTTCTTGATATTCGTCTTAATATCAGCCACATTACCCAAAGGCACGTTGTTTTCACTACACACCTTTTTAATAGCTTCAAGGCCACTAACACCATTGAATTGAATTTCTATCTCTGACTTGTTGAGATAAAAGCAGTAATCAAAGCAAGTGTAACTATATTTGTTAGCACCGCTTTGTTTTTCTGCTACCACAATACCTTGAAAGACTACTTGCTCTTGTTGTTCTTCGTTCAGTTGCGTTGTAGCACTCTTGTTATTGTTGCTTAGTTGGTTACTAAACTCAATCTTGCCACCAATAGCCAGCCGTGTACCCATAAGGTTAAAATCAAAAGGGTTATCTGCTAAATCAAATGTAAATTCTTGACCTAATGTATCAATACCATCTGACCTTTGATAGTTATTTGTGTAAGCGGTAATTTCACGAGTTTCAGTAACATCTTTACCATCTTTATCTTTAGTTGTGTTTGTATACTGTAGCTTCATTTCTTAACCGCCTTACTATCAGTACCCTTATTTTCGCCACCAGTCGAAGATTGAGCCGTTGTTGATGTATTAGTATATACATACTCTTCAATTCCTATTGTGGCTTTAATATCTCCAACTTTATCGTATGTGTAGGATAGATCATTAATGACACATGGCATATTAAGGATTTCATTTCCGTCAGACTGGATAATGCATATCCGCATCACGGCTTTCATCTGTCTTTGTGCTTGAAAGAATTGTAAACATTGCAATCCGTCTGTACCATTACCACGAATAAAAGAGTAATCTTTACCAACTGGCAATAGGATATTGTCTAGGCTTAGTGTTCTAAGTCCTAGCGGTCCTATTAGCTTAATATCACCACGCAACCCATTAAATGTTTCGTTTGTTTGTGGTTCACTAATCGTAGGTAATGGATTAGGTACTACAGGTAATGTGATGTATTCATCTGTCAATTCAGAGTGAAATACAATATCTGTAGTCGGTTTCTTGTCTAAGTAATCTAAGACCTTACCAACTAATCCATGTGATAGTTTGTCAGCATACTGTGTGGCTCGTGTAACTGCTAATTTTTGCAATTCAGCTTGTTTAGACTGTATGCGTTGTTGCATTATCTTCTTTGCACCGTCTTGAAAATTCACATTACACCCCCTACATATTGCCCATAGCTAACATTACTTTATCTGTAACGTGTCTACCGCACGCATCCATGAAATCTTCATTACCAATCACATTTCCTTGTACTGTTACATTGACTGTTACATTGCCACGGCTACTTGCTAATTGTTTCATGCTTTCATCGTGTGGAATTACTTGTGATCCATTCGGTAGATTGATAATTTCGCCACGTTGATTTTCGTTGACATATGTCGCTCCACCTTTCCAGTACTCAGTACCAGTTGCATTATTCCCTGCTGTAACACGTCCTACAGTATTGTTGTATAGCCATGCTCCACCTTCTTTGATAGCATCTATTTTTTCACCAGCCCATTGCAATTTATCTTGAACCCATCCAAGTACACTTTCTGCAACAGATTTAATAATTCCAAAGTATCCACTAAAGATTTTGACTAACCCACTAAAGGCCATATCCCAGTTTCCTGTGAATACACCAACAATAAAATCAATGATACCGCTGAATATTTGTTTAACACCATCTAGGATAGGACTCATGATTTCCATAAATCGGTTATAAATAGGCGTAATAACCTCTATAACACCATTTACAAATTCCATGCATCCACTCACTAGGCTATTCCATAATTCGGCAGCATAACTTGAAATTGCATCCCATACAGATAACGCAACTTCCTTGACTGTTTCCCAATTATCAATTAATAGGTACAAGCCAATCGCTATTGCAGTAATTGCAATTAAAATTGGGTTAGCCATCATTAGCATGCTTAATAACCTTACAACTTTGATTACAGTCATAAAGGCATTAAATATAGAAACCAAGATAGGAATTACACCAGCTATTACATTAAAGGCAACGAAGCCAGCAACAATTACTTTAAGCACTGGTACTAAGAAGCCTAAATTTTCAGTACACCACTTAATTACACCGCCAACAGTAGATAGTACGCTTTTAACTACATTCATACCTTCTGTTAGATTTGTTTTAATTGTTTCTTTATTTTCTGTAATAACTTGTGCGATCCATGTGAAAGCACCACTAAATGTGTTAAATATATCTTGAATAACTGGCGCAACTATCGGCATGATTGTGCTAACCATATCAATAAAAGCCTTTTGCATAGGCAATAGGCCTTTACCAATCGTAGCCATTAATGCTGCCTGTTGGTTTTTCATCCGTTTGAGTTGCCCATCTGGTGTGTTAGCTAATATTTCATTCTGTTTAGAGAATGTACCATTAACTACTTCATTGATAGCGGCCAATCGTTCGGCTTCTGTACCATTCTTGATGATTTCCTTTTGTGCCTCTGTTAAAGGTATCTTCATCTTAGTTAAGCCAGCTACATCGCCATTGAACGCTCTACCGATTGCCTGTGATGCTAGTTGTGCATCTTCTGCCGTAGCATTGATACCAAATTTACCAGCCACAAGGTTTGTTAATGCTTCAGATAACCCCTCTACCTTATCAACAGGAACATTCCATTTGTTTAACTCTTGATACCCAGCACGAATAGTGCCAGCAGAGATAACGCCTACTTGCCCCCATTTGGAAGCATATTCGTTTAGTTGCTTTTGTGCAGCATCTAGCGACTCTGCGGATTTATCATACAAGGAATTGTTATTAGCCAAGCTATTACGCAATAATGTTTGAGATAACTCTGCACTTTTTGCCGTTTCTAGTGCCTTTTTACCATAATCAACAATAGCACCAACACTAGCGAACGCACCCAAGCCTGACATTGCCAATCCCATTTTACTGATACTACCAGCAATGCCTAAGAATTTGTTATTAATTCCGTTACCAAAATTACTTAACTTATTCTTCATGGCTACCATCTTGCGTTCTGTGTCTTTTGCACTATCCCCAGCCTTTTTCATAGGAGCGGTGAATTGGTCTTTAAGACTAAGTAATACGTTAATACTTTTAGCCATTATTGCCCCTTTCTAAATCTTCCATATCCAATTCAAAGCACGCACTATAAAACGTGCGTTCTAATGGATCTAATGCAAGTAACGAGGATAATGTATGGCCTTTTTGCATATAATAGCGGAACATTGTTAGTTCCCTGTCCGCTCTTATTGCTTTTTTACATCTTCAACTGGATTAGAAATACCATACATACCCAAGATAGCTTCACCTAATGCAGTAATATCTTCTACGCTATCGTTTAATATTTTGTATACTACATCAGTAGGTTCTGCACATTCGTATTTCGCTTGTAATTCTTTATTCTTAAACAAAGGCACGCATGCATAGATAAGTTGTACCATCGCATCCATCACCGTGGATAACGTAGCATCCTGTTTGATTTCATCCATAATGCGTAACACAGTTGGTAATGGTTGATGAATTACAGTCAATTCACCACCTAAGCCTTTAACATATACGTCTTTGGATTGAAACCCCTCTTGCATATTGCGATTAAGTAAATCTTCTAGTTGTAATTTAGCCATATATTATCCACCTCACATTAAAAGGAAAGGCGATGCACTAAGCACCGCCTACATATTAAAGAATTAAGTCTAAGTAGTTGTAATCAGCAAATTTGAAAGGATAGCTTTCTTCTTGTACCTTTTTGTTTTCAAATCCGTGTGTTAATTCGTCCAAAGTAACACCAGTTAATTCGATACGTTCAGCACCATTTACATCTGGGTCTGTTAATTTAGATACAATTTTAATATCTGGTACACTACCATTTTTGATTTTACCAGCAATCTTTTGTGCTACACGGCTATCGATTTTGTGAAGTACTAATGTACCAGCACCTTCAAAACCTACCAAGCGTTGATGCACACCCATTTCGCCATTAATGTCTACCGCTTCATATTTAAGGGAGATTTTAGCTTCAAAAGATTTAACATTTGCATATAATTCGCCATCAATCCATACTTTACCAAATTGGCCACGTAAGATTTGATTATGAATGTCTTTACTTGCCATACTTTACCCCCTTATTCCATAGTAATTTGGAAGGACAAATCTTCCATAGCATCAAGAATTTTAACTTTAGCAGCAATGAATACAGTGGACTTGAAAGACATTTCTTTAACTTTCGCTTCATCCCAATCCTCTGCTTCTGTTTTGCCTACAGATAACCAAGCCTGTCTTTGATTTTCTACATCAACAAACGCATGATTATCATATTCTGGATCTAGAATTTCACCATTAACTACTTTAGTTAAGGATTTGAAATAAGCGTTTACAGAAGAAATAAATAAGTATTGGTTATCCAAGTGGTTTTTATACTTGCCTACATAGTATTTTTTAAATGTAGAGTACAAATCCTCTTGAATTAAGTCCATGCTTTCAACAATGATGATTTTACGCATATCTTCTGTATCAGTAGATGTGAATGTAGTCAATGTATTAACACCACGGCCCACACGCACTACGTTATCTTCATCATCATTGATAAGAAGTAACCAGCCTTCATCTGTCCATTTGTTTACATCTTTTTCTGCAGTAACATAAGAGTTATCCACATAGTCTAAATCTTCCAATTCATAGTATGTAATACTACGGTTCATTGGTAAGTTAGCCAAAATAGATGTAATACGTGGTAAATAATCAGTCATTTTAACATTAGTGCCAGCTGCCGCATCAGCTTCATGTACAAAATTACCTTTCATATTTACAACATGTTTATCATCTGCCACCGCTACATTAGCAACTACGCATTTAACTTTGCGACCTTTGGAAATAACATTTCGGCTTTTAGTGTAAGACACTAAGTCTGTTTGCCATTCTGCAACAGTAGTACATGCCCAGTTATACTTGATGCGGTCTAATACTTGTTTAATATCTGCAAATGCAGTTGTTTTAGTTGGAACGTGTAACACTACTACTTTGTTTACGTTCACATAGAAGCAACGCTTCAACAATTTAATTGTATCGGCATTGTATTTTTTATCAGTAATGTCTGCTTCAAATTTGAATACATCATAACCGATTTCAGTTTGTTTATCGTCTTTAACGATAATTAAAGCCGTACCACGTTCGGAACGTAATACCGCAGATACTGCTTTTTGTAGAAAGACAATATCAATATTTGGTAAGCCAATCGCCATCTTATGCTCCTTTACCCATTAAAAATAGCACCCATACATGGTGGGTGCTATAACTATTGTTCTGTTGACTTTTGCAACTCTCCGTTGACTGACAACTCTTCCATGTAAGGTGCATTTGCTTCTGGTCTGTTTTGATAGATCGTTACATCAAAGTTAGTGATATATGACATATCAGCCTTATTGATTGTTTCGACTATATCAGATGCAGTTATACTAAATCCATCTGCTACGTTAACAGGCATTGCTAACATCTCACGCAAACTTTCCCTTGTTTTGAGTAAGTTAAGATAGCCAATCTCACGCTTTTCATTGAAGTAGTAAATGTAGATATTAAGCGTATCACCTCTTATGATTCCGCCTATATCTTCATTATTGAAGTCTACTACCTCGATAAAAAAAGATGGTCTAGAAAATCCCTCTGAAATATCTCTATCATTAACATCACATTGAAGCAATTCTCTGCACTTTATTGTTAATGCTTTTACTATTTCAACTGCAGTTATCACTAGCCTAAACCTTTTTCATTAAGCATCTTATCAATAAATTCTTCCGCTAACCCTTGATATTCTGACGGAAAGGCTTTTGCAGTTCTCCCCATCACATTCTTCCCTCTAACAAAGGCTTCCCCTGTGTTACCAACTATAAGCTTAGGTTTACCTTGTGCAGCATGACCTAACATCACATGACCATGTTCAACTAACCATGCGTGCGGTGCGGTATTCTTAACCCTTACTTGCCACTCATCCTTACCATACTTATACGCTCTATCACGTTTAAGGCCTTTGATAAGGTTTTTTGTTCCTTGTGTAGTACTGCTTTTATAGTTGTTTTTGGCATTAGCCTTTAACTTATTACCAGCACGTTGCAAGAAGTTCTTTGTATCTTTCGGAAAGTCTTTAGTTGCTATGTCTAGCAACTCTTGAGAAAACTCGCTCAACCCTTCTGTTTCAATATCAACACTCATCAGATTACTACCTCTGTAAATACTTCCAGTCGCTCTTTATTAAGGTACGGATCCATAACATACAAGATGTTATACTTCTGCCCCTCAATAATTAGCCACATATCAGGCTTAATATCGTTACGATACCTACACACTACCTTATGTGTAGTTCTAGCAAGTGTAGTTTCTGCCGTTCTACCACTTAATAGACCGCCAGTCTGTGGAATAACACCACAATGCATATTGCTAATGACTGTATCAACAATAGGATATTGCCCTAATTCATTCATAGTAGTTGATTTTCTGTTAGCGTGAATTTCTGCTTGATGTTGTAATAGAGTGCTTAACCTACCTTTTCTATACATAATTTCACCTACAATAAGTTCATTGAATACTTATCTAAGATAGCTTGTGCCGTAGGGTTTGCCACTGCATTTTCAACGGCCGTGAATGTACGATTATCGTAAAATTCACCGCACAAACTCAATACGGCGATAGGCATATCTTCATAATCATCAAGTGTAGTCTTATCAGCTATCCCCATATATGTCATACAATAGGAAATTGCTGCAGATAATACCATGTCTAAGATAGGTTTAGTGTCGGCCGTAACATCAACACGAATATAGTTAGATACAATTTCTATTGTTAGTTCACTAACTTTCATATCCTAGTCCTCATCGTTATCTTTTTTACTGCCTTTTTTATTGTCTTTATTATTGTCTGTATTTTCGTTTTGTTCTTCAATATATCCAGCATTCAATAAATCATTTGCAATTTCAGCATCAGAAATCTCAATGATGCTGTTTTGTGAGGCAGATACTGCCCCACAAAAACTAACCAATACTTTATACATCATATATAATTCCTCCTATTATGCCATTGCTAGTACTGCAATGCGTTGCTCTTCAACAATTTTACCGTCAATTTCAACGTATCCTGCAACACCTACTGCATATTGTGTAGCAAATCGTTCTTTTAAAATTGTAATTTCTGCGCTTTCACTACTAAGCTTAGTAGAATATCCTTTTAAATCTGCAAATACCGCTACTTTAGCTTTTGTTGTAATTTTTGGCATATTATCAGACTCAAACACAGGACGGCCTAATAATGTATAACCAAAGCCATTTGTAATGTCTTTATTTAACAAGTACTCGCCTTGTCCATTTTTCAATTTTGTACATGCTTTAAATGTATCTGGGTTCATGATGAATACACCATTACCACGGAATTTTTGAGGAATTGCTAATTGCAAATTAATTAGATCATCCGCAGTTAATGCAGCCGCTGCACCAGCTGTTACTTGTTGTTTTGCTTGCAACAAACCTTGAATTTTAGCGGTGCCATTAAGCATTTCATTATCAAGGAATGTAGCAATAGCTTCTGCCACTTTTGTAATTACATAATTAACAATATCAAAACCTACATTGTTAATCAAAGATTTGGATACTTTTGTAAGTACACCTACAACATTACCTTTCAATACTACAGATTTGAATTTATTAGTAGTACTTTCTAATTCTTGGAACTCACCCACATATGCGCATGTAGTTTTAGATGTAGCTTCATCTTCTACTGCAAAAACCAAATCACCTTTCACATCGTAGAAATCTGAATTTTCAAGGATAGGTGCAATGTTTTTAACAGTACTTACGATACGTTCAGCAATTGTAGTAGGGATTAATACCCCATTATCCCCTTTTGCAAGATTTACATCGGAACGTGTTTCTGTATCAGAGAATGTGGTTTCACCATTACGCAAGAAGTTAGCGAACGCACGTTCTTCTGCCATTGCCATTGCTTTTTTATCTGTTTTAGCTGGTGTTTCATCATCAGATACAGACATTAAGGAGCGTTCTTCTTGTGCAAGTTTTAATGTTTTATCAATGTCTGCTACTTCTTTTTGTAGGCCTTCAAATTTTGTTGTTTCTTCTTCATTTAAAGCACGTGTTTCTTCGTCCGCTACTTTAACTAGATTATCCATTTGCATTACTAACTCATTACGTTTTTCAATCAATTTTTTGAAATTCTTCATATTACACTGTCCTCTTTTCTTGTAATAAAAAAGCACCCACACAAATGGATGCTAAACTTTCATTTTATTTAAAATGTCATGATATTTTTTGTTGCTGGTTTCTTTCTTATCATCAGACTTACTACGTTCTTCAATATCATATTCTAATTTTCCTGTTGCGCTTTCATTGGATCTACATTCTAGTAAATCTTCCTCCGCATCAGAACGTACACTAATAGAAGTTGCAATGTATGCTGGATTAACCGACAAAATGCTAACTTCACTCATATCAATTTCTTTTAGTGTGCGGATTTCTGGCATATTTTCCTGTTTTTCCCATTCATCTTCTAGCTTCTTAAATCCAAAGGACCAGCCTTTTAACTGTCTTTTCTCTGCTAGTTCTACCACTTCCGCATCAGTCACAGTTGCTTTTGCGTATAATCCTATGCTATCCTCACGCAATTGAAGCGAACCGTCCTTTTGGTCCCCTAATTTTTTGCGGTGATTAAAACGCAATTCTATATTATTATTTCGTTGTAATGCAGAATTAAATGCTCCTTGTGCTACTTTTTCAAGAAAATTACCTCTTACATCACGGATTGGCTTACTCAATCGTTCTGTTACATTTACATAACCCTCAATAGTGGCAGCGCCATTACGTACTTCAACCTTCACTATTCTCACCTCCTTCCTCTGCTTTTAATGTAGTCAAATCCCCAAATGCACCTGTATTTGGTGTGTAAACTTTCTTAGTTTTTGGGTAATAGAATACATTCGCTAAATTCATGCTCACAAAATCAATACCCATTGGTGATAAATCTTCACGCTTGCGAATTTCATCAACATTAATCCAATTACTTTCAAGTGCTGTTTTATAGGCATTGAAGCGTGTCAACATATCAGCTTTTAGTAAATCGTTCATATCCAAGCTAAAATAGTAGCTTCCTTTTTCTGTTTCTAACAATAAGGATCTATTAATAGCTTCAATGAAGCAGTTTACTATTGGCATTATCGTTGTCTTAACAAAAATATTAAACGCTTTCTCATCTATAAAAGTTTTGTCTGTAAATCCAAATATTTTATAAATTAAGTCCGCATTTGTCTGTTTACTTTCATTAAGTTGATTTTCTACCGCTGTACTATCTGCGCTTTCAAATGTAATCCCTTTATTCAGTACTATTACATCACTTGTTCCAAGCTTAGAAGTCATATATCTCCAAGCTTTTTTTAGTGCTTCCAATGCCTTTACAGTCAATCTTCCTTCCGATTTTAGGAAGCCTTTCCGTACACCTTTACTGATTACTCCATTTTCATATACAAGTGCATTGTACATGCTAGAAATATGCATGGCATTATCATCTAATAATCCACGGCCATGAACTCCGTCACTACAATTCCTCACGGCACTCATAATATTGAAATTATCATAATAACTTCCGTCAACTAAATAATATATTTGTCTATCAATTAGCTTTCCGTTATCTAACAAGCTTACTCTATGTTTAGGCAAGTACTGTAATGACTCTGCATTGTTCCCATTCTTACCAATATAACAATAGCAAGCACCCTCCATAATTAGATCATTAATCATAGCTTGCTTTGTTTCATATGCTCCAAGAATAGAATTAGTTTCAATGTTTAATAACTTAATACGTTCATCATCTAATATTTCTGCAATTGTATTGCCTTCACGTTTATACATTCGTACAGGAATACCAGCAATAATCCCAGATATAAGAAATAATGCACTTGCTACTGCAGGCACAGATAAAGCCTGCTGCCTTGTTACTCGTGTAGTTGCATCATAGCTTGGAAGGTTTAAATCAATATCATCTGCAGTATCAATGAATGAGTTTTCATTTAATACTTGCTCTTCCCTAACTTCATATCCAAATAAACTTTTAACCCAACTCAATTTCTCACCTCCTTTCTACATTTGTACTACCCAATCTAATGCGCTATTTAGCATGTAGTTTTGATGTAATAAGTACATTGCATTGATACCAGCTACTACCATATCAACCTTGCCCCTTGATTTCTTTTTATTTACATATCGGTTCATATTGGTATCGTACACACATCTTGAATTTTCAAAGTTGATTTCTAGTAACTTATTTCCTTTTTCATATACTAAATTTCCTTCTGCTACTAACTCTGCAAGCCATTTAGTAGCAGGATGTAATACACTAGAATGTTGCTTAATTTCTACCACTGTATAGCCTGCATCTTCTAATTTTTGCGCAGTTGATAGTGCATTATATCTATCATAGCCAATCCCCATTACTGTAACTCCATATTTGCTTTCAATTGCCATAATAAAGCGTTCAATTGCACCATAATCTACAGTACGGTTTCCACATGCAATACAGTAACAAGCGTTAATAAAATCTCTGTATGGTATACGTTCAAGCTTAGATTTTTCATCTATTCTATCTTCTGGTATAAATGCCCTTGCATCTAAATATACTTTTCCTTCATCTTCATCATAGGCCACCATTGATACAGCACAATTGTCTGTAGTCATGGCTAAATCCACCCCAAGAAATACTTCTCTTCCTGCCCAGTCAATATAATCTACTGCGCCTTTTTGTAAGTCTGCAATATTTACAAAGCTTTCACTCCCTGCGCCACTATAAATGATATTGCAATGTTTAGTAATGAAGTTTTCACGCTTGCTTTCAATTTCAATTGCCACTTGCCTTTTTGCTTTTAAATCATCCATGATTTCTGTTACTTCAATGGCCAATGGATTGCTTTGCTCTAACACTTCATCATTGGTTGCCCAACCTTTTGTATCGTCTGGCTCATATAGTAATGCAAATACTTTATCATCATCTACTGCTCCATTTAATACACGCTTAGCATAGTCAACTTCATCCTCAAAAGGGTTATTTAAAGTTGGGTATTTAGTTGAGATTATAAAACCTAATTTATTTAGTATTGTTAATTGACCAGAACGCATTGCTTCAATTGCATATGTATTTGGCAATGCTCCTGTTTCATCTACTAGGAATACGCTTGGCAATTTACCGTCAAGGCGCCCTGTTGAATAGTTAAGTGGAATATATCTATTATCCGTAATGTTGCAGTGTATATAATCACGTAACATTTTAAATTTTTCCTTACCATTCATCTTCCCTAACATGGCAGGACTGCTACGCAATATTTCTTCTATAGCGGTTTTAATCTCACGTGATAATGAACCGTCTGGCGCTACAGAATAGAACTTAGAAAACTTAGGCTCCATGAAAAACAGCAAAATAAAAAGAATAGCAATTATAAATGTCTTGCCATTCTTTCTGCATATCTCAAGTATTGCGTTTTCATATCGTCTTTTGTCTTTATTGTTACGTTCAACTGTACATAATATTGCAGTTATAAAGAACCATTGGAACCCTGCCATAGCATCATATACTGTGATATTTGCCTTTAAACCTTTAGGCATTATTAATAATTTCAGCAATTCCCCAATAGTTCGTACCTTATTATCATCAATAATGTACTGTCTATCCTTATTATTTGCAATATTTAAAAACTCTTTAACCTGTAATTTTACATACTTTGGTGCATTGATAGTACCTTTTGCAACTTCCATTGCGTACTGATAGGCAGGATGTTTTTTATCCACTCAATACACCCCCTTGCAGTACATTAAGCAATGGATCTTGTTCCTCTTCTTTTTGATTAGCTACAAGCACTCCAAGCTTTGCCCTAGATTGTGGAGATAGACACAATTCATCACATAATTTTAAATATGTCCTCACCAGCTTCTCTTGTGTTGCTACAAATTCTCTATCAATTGCAAGTGTTGGCCTTTTGGCCACACGCTTATTTGCAGTGTGTAACATATCAATAGCCACGCTCGCTTGAATGATTGTTTGTGCATCTAATCTACTTAATACTTTAGCTTGCCTTAATGCATCAACAATAAAGTGAAATGCTTCTAGTTGTGTTTTTGTTAGATAGCTTGGCGGTTCTATTTCCGCATCATCAATAAACGCATTTTCTACAGCAATACGTTTTTCTTTTTCTGCCTTTGTTAAGTGCTTCTTTGTAGTCCTTGCTGATACAGCTTTTCTCATGTGTCCACCTCCTTTCCTCTACCTTGCAGCATCCTTATATAGTCCCTATATAAATAAATATATATTCACGTGCGCACGCATGTCCCATTAGGGAAAATTGTGTAAATTGTGGTGAGCAGTACGGTCTTGGACTTTTTCGCAAAAAAATTATTTTATGGTAGGGGGGGTACTAATTATTTTTTTTAAGTACTCCCTCTTGTATTCTCCATGGTCTGCTTTGTAGTGATGCATCTTACATAATGTAATCAAGTTCTTTTCATCAGTACGCTTCTTCCATGCTTCGTGTAGTGGTTCAATGTGATGAACATCTAAGCATTGCCCTACACTAATATAATTATCTTCGTGCAAGCATAGTCTACATAGATGCTTATCACGATCTAATATATTCCTTCTGCAGTCTTGCCATTCAACACTGCTTCTGAACTTCCGTTCTTTCTTTCTGCTGTCAGATGCATTTGCATGCTCCTGCTTGTAGTTGCGCTTTGGTTTGTGTGGACACGCTCCTTCGTGTATCCCTCCACAATAGCTACATGCTTTTAGCATTGCATCACCTCTACTTTAATACCGTATTGCTATTACGCTTTAACTTTCCATGTGTTCTTCTACATAATCCACAGTTAGTTTTTCTTGCATCATTCTGTGTTATGTAGCTTTGACATATTCCCTCATATTCAATTGTATCTGCAGTACAGATGCCATATTTATTATTTAAGCATCTACCCCTGTTACAATTTATTCTAGTCATACATCATATCCCATTGCTCTACGATTAATTGCATATGCTTCATCATACGTAATACCTTCACGCTCTGCTACTTTATTCAAGCAATCATCTTTAGTTGGATATTGTCCACTGTGTGTATTGATATGACATTGTGTACAGAGTTGTATTAAGTTCTCCTTAATATCTCCACCACCACTGCCACGTGTATTAATATGATGCGGTTCTATATTCGTTCTTTGTCCGCATATTTCACAATGTGGCTTGCGAACTTTTTGTATTGTTTTCTTGGATGTAATTCTTTTATGCTTCATCAAATACTCCTTATAAACTAAAAAGGACCGCATCATACTGTGTTGTGCGACCTTTGTATGATGTAGTCCTTAATAGTATGTGGATATTCTAGTAGGCTTGTTGAAAGTGTTCTCTTCATCCATGCCCACATACAGTATCTCATATATTGAGTGTCAAATAATAGCAACCTTTTTATAAATTTCTTCAAAAGTTCTAATAGCACGCTTATGTAAATTATGAATATTTTGTCTTGAACAATCTACTAATTCTGCTACCTTCTCCCAAGTGCATCCATTAATATATCTGTCTATCAACACAACTCTCTGCTTTGGACTCTTTAGTTGCTCAATTAAAAATCTAGCATATTCACGTTCACGTAAATATTTACTCCATTCTTTCATAAGCTCCTCTGTAACCGCATCAAGTTCAGCTACTTTATCTGCTATAGTTATTGGTTCCCCTCCACTCACTCTATCTTTACTGTAATCTATAGCTTGTAAACTCATGATGTCCTGTCTCAGTCTAAACACTTCACGTTCCTTACATCTTATATTTAAATCTGTATTCCTAATTAAATATAAGTATTCCCTTCCTGTCATATAGCAACCTCTATCCCCATTTTCTGTTTTGACATCCATTCAGATAAAGTATAGATTTCCTTTCCTCTTGCTGTAGAATATGCCCATTCTCCTATACAACCTTTAGAGTGTTGCCAATCACCGCACAATATAATGCCCTTGCATTGCTCTAAAAGATTTAAACAAATTTCCAATCCCTTCGCATATTCTTTATCAAAATACACCATACCAAAATTATGGATTGGAGATACATATACATGAGCAGGATCCAATGTAACTAGCGTTGACATAATTTTATCAACATTACTTTTATTGGTTTCATTTCCTTCATATGGGTGTGCCACATAAATTAATGGTTTATATCTTGTCATTGTGTAACCCCTTTTACCTGAATATCATTTACATGAAATACTTTCACACCATCCGCATCAAATTCATCAGTCTCATACTCTGCTAAATGTCTCTGTGTTGCCATTGGTACTGGTTTAATATCATCTATAAATAATTTCCCTTGCGCTCTTTCTCCATTTACAAACGCTTCTATCTCATCAACAATTGGTTCTAGCATTGCTTGGTTCTTTTCTGTTACCTGTATCCATGATGTTTGAATTTTACAAACATCCTTCGTCTTATTATTAAATGTTATGTTAAATCTTACCTTTTTCATCATTAGTGGGAAATCTTTATCCCATTGAATACCCATCGCTGTAATAATAAGTGCATCTGCTTTTGCAAATTTAAACGTACTAAATGCTTCCAATAAAAAATCTTTTGCCTTTTCGTAAGCCATTCGTAGTTCCGGCCTAAACATATCTCGTGTATTTAACTGATACGCTTCTATAAATCCATTATTATTTTCTTTTGTGAAAGATATTCTTTTCTGTGTACCTAATGTAAATGCTACTATTTTCATGGTATCTCCTTTATCAAAATTAAATATTTCCTAATTACTATCTATTTACCCATTTCATACACCCGATCTGAAGATAGTGTAATTTATCATTTTCTGTTAAACCAATAGCACTTTTTATTGCCTTGCTACGTTTTGCATAACGCAACACATAATAATATTTCTCAAACTTATTATTTAATGCCGCTCCTGCCGCATCTTATCTTCACATTCAAAATCATCACATATTACTCGCTTTACTCTATTGGTGTGAATAAGCGATCACATCTATGGCATTTCATTTGCATTATTCATTCACCTCATCAAACTCTTCTGTATTTCTACTGTATTTATATTTCTTTTCATCTATCAAATTATATTTAGGGCTCCCTAAATAATTCATCATTTGCCACTCTAAGAAGCTTCTTTTAAGCATTTCTTCTAGTTCTTGCTCTTGATCTAAAGTAACGTATTGTAAATAATCTGTTTTTCCATATTTCTTTTCATGTGCTTTTACTTCAGTATTTAAAATATCTTCAACACATATTGTTGGCTGATGAATATCTAATGCCTTTCCTATTACAATTTCTTTGCAATGGTCTTCTTCTGCCCATACCTCTAAAATATTCTTAACATCAGAAAATTTATTGCTAGGCGAAACATAAACTTTTTCTTCATCAACAACATATCCGCCCCACTTTGCTTTTTCATATCTTGGATCATTATAGCTATAGTCACATCTAATATCCGCATCAATAGCTACGCATTTACTGAATGGTTCTATCCCATCTACTGCACTAAATCCATCAAATTGATTTAATACAAATACTTCTACATCTTTATCTTGAATTTGCTCTAACTGTTTAATTAATTCTTTTACTTTCATACTGTTTACCACCCTTCATTTAATTTAAATCTAACAATCTCAATATTTAATCTAATCCTTTATCTTTTCTTACCTTTTTTATATATTTTTCTTCCAACTCCTTCTCTGTAAATATACTTAACATAGCTTTATCTCCACCTATATACCACATAGGATTACTGGCATATGCTGCCCCCCTAAATAATAGGGAATATCAGCTATTACCAGTTGTGCTTTAGGTATGCCATATCTTTTATAGTTCTGAAAATTATCATTAAATAATTCTACTTTCATTAAGCTTCCTTTCTTATCTCCTTATCTTGTTAAATATCTAGTTTCATATTTTAATCCCTTACAGTGCAGCTATATCCTTTTAACTTTCTCATTCTGTGCCTAATCGTTTTTACATTATCCCCAACATATTTGTAGGCATCTCCCTGCATGTTCTTTTCTTCATTAAGCTTATCTAACGATGCTCTATATTGTTTGTAGCTTTCACATTTACTGTGACATCCTACTTCTCTAAACTTGCACTCCCTGCATGGTGTTTTCATAATAACTCCTTGCCCATTGGTTAAACTCTTTATTCCCCTTGAACGCATCTCTACGTATTCTTGCCATTAGTAATGCATCAGAGGGAATAAATGCATATCCCCAATAGGGTATAAATACTCTTGTGGACTCCTTTGCCCTGCACTTTACAATATGATCATGTGCCTTCCTTACATTTCTGTATCTATCATTCATGCTCATATCCCTCTAATCTATTACCAACTAATCTTGCATTTCCATTGTTCACTACAAATGCTAAGTCAAAATCTAGTACCGCATCATTTTCTTTGTTTTGCTCGTTGATTGCTTTGCATCTCCATTGGAATTTATCAACGCTGTAATATACTTCCCCTACCATTGGTGTATCTTGTATTGATTTACAATCAAACTCTATATGGTC